GATAATATATATGGGTATGAAGCAGATTTTATTAATGGGAAAGTTGTTTATAGTAAAGATAAACCACTTTCTTGTGGTGCTAGAGTCTGGATAGAAACTAATGATCCTGTTAAGGTTTTAACTGAAACCGGTTGGGTTACTTTGTAATAAAACTACAATAGTTTCAACATGTTATATATTATAATCGTTTAAAATGCATTATAACTAGAACTAATAGGTATCATTGCATCAATAACAATATTAAGTGAAAATAGCACTATTATTCATGTTAGTAATCAATGACTTATAAAGGTTAAAATCGTTTAAATGTGGGTACGGTATGAGAAGTGTAAAAATATTACTAGGATTAATGATAGTTATGAAACTAGTGATAAATCCTTTGGCATTTGCTAAAGAGAAAGTTGCTGCTATATATGACTACAAAATCACAAGAGTAATTGATGGAGATACTGTTGCATTTGAAGCAAACTTTCTACCCGCACCATTGAAACAAGAATTATCGATTCGAGTGTTTGGTGTTGATACTCCTGAAAAGAGTTGGAGAGCAGAATGCGAAACCGAAGCACGGCATGGTGAAGAAGCAAGCAACTTCACTAAAAACATGATCAAAGAAAGTAAAGTTCAACGAGTCGCTATTATAAAATGGGATAAATATGGAGGACGAGTTTTGGGTGATATCCTCCTAGATGGTAAAAGTCTTAGAATGATGTTACTAGAAAAAGGTTATGCTCGTGAATATTATGGCAAGAAAAAAGAATCTTGGTGTGATTTAAATAACCCTTAACAACTGATATGATCTATATTATAATAACGGACTTCTAAAAGTCCAATTTTAAACTAAAATCGAGAACATTAAGAATGAAAATATTACACGTAACACTACTACTTGCACTATCAATAGCATCTGCTAGTGCTAACCATACCAAAGTTAACCACTACACAACTGGATCGGGTTTTGTAAGTCCAGACTCTGAGTCTCAATATTATTGGGAATACAGATGCAACAATGTAGACAGTCTAACGGGTGTTTACTTTACATCGATAGAAAGTGAGATTGACACTAACCGAGCATATCTGCTTGATGATTGTGCATTGATGGTATTAGTGGATGAGTCCCTTGATGCTATAGGTGTACAAGGTTTAGTGGATATTACACTAGAGTTAGTTGATCCTGCTCCTGCTGTATATTTCAGACAAGTGCCTCTAGTATACTGTGATGGTTTCGGTCCTGCTATTGCTGGATGTGTTTCAAAATAATTCATTTATTTGAAAAATGAAGGTTGACAAGGAAGTCAACACCATGCTATAATGAATCTTACTTTAAAAATTAAAAAGGAACAATAATGTTGTACAAAGAAACAATTAAAACTCTAAAAGAGGCTAAAACTCCAGATCTTAGTTCTGTGAAATCTGCTTATTATGATTCTTCTGGTATGTTCAGTATCATTTCAGCATTAGAAGAGTTAAGTGACGAAGATCTTGCTTCTTCTAAAATTGATAAATCTAAAGAACTTAAAATATGGAAACAGATACTAAAACTTGAAAAACAATCTGAGTTAGGAAAATATCTATAGAAAACTGAAATGTTTAAATATTTACTACTACTACTTTCTTCGATATCAATTATTACTTGGATAGTGACAATTTTTAAAAATATTCTAAAAATAAGTGTTGACATCTAGCACTAGATAAGGTATAATTAGTCTTACTTTTGAGAAATACAGGAAATATATTATGAAATTAGTAAATGCAGAAAAGATTGATGAGAACGGTGTAATAACGTTTAAAGTATACCTTCCAGAAGATGAGAAGGTATACTTCTCTGATTATACTTTAAAAAATGCAAAACGTAAATGTGTTACATATCTTAAAGAACGAGGATATAAATTGAATACAATATCATCCTTTTCATTTTCTTGTTAATCATGATGAAATTTAGATATAAAGTTTTTATTAATGGGGTTTGTCAGGCATACTTTTGTAACGGCCATGATGCCAGTAAATGGGTCATGAAAACTCGAAGTATGTTTGATTTAACTTGTAATAGAATTTATTTGGAGGCTATATGATGAAAACACTTACAATACTTATGTTGATATTTTCTACTAATGTTCTAGCACACCATGAACATTACACTGAAAGTCAATATATGGTTAATAAAAATTGGAATGAATATTTGATACGAAAGCAACATAATAATCATCATAATCATAGACATGTTGTGAGGTATAATTATAATGGAAATTATCATAGAAATTATCATAGACGACATAACCCACATTATCATGATACTGTTGGATCGATAATAGTTGATATTTTACTAAGAAATTAATCTGATATAAATAAACTTGAATCGCAGATTGTCTGGATTCATTTTACTATAACCCTTGCTTAATACTAGGAGGTCATTTTATGACACAATTAAACACAATGTTCCCACGTTCATCTTTTGTTGGTTTGGATAGTCTTTTATCAGATATGCAAGCAATTACAAGAAGTTCCGAAAATCATTACCCACCACATAATCTTAAAAAGATATCTGAAACAAAATATAAGATTGAACTTGCTGTTGCAGGATTTAATCAAGACGAACTGTCTATATCTGTTGAAGATCGTACCCTCACTATCTCTGGCGATTCAGATAAATCAAATGATGAATCGTTTGAATATATCCACCGAGGTATCTCTACTAAGAAATTTAATAAGAAATTCAGACTTTCCGACTATGTTGAAGTATCGGAGGCTGATATTATTGATGGTATTTTAATTATTACCTTAGATGTTATTGTTCCTGAAGAAATGCAACCCAAATCTATCCCTATTGGTAAAGCACAGTTCTTAACCGAATCTAAATAAAACCAATTTATAGATAGATAAAATACTACCTCGAAGGGAAGAGCAATCTTCCCTTTTTTTATGAATTAACCTTTAAAATTAAATTATGATAAAAATACTAAGATTACTAAGTCACGAAGAAATCCTTTGTGAAGCAACTGAAACAGACACTGGATGGATAATTAAAGAACCTATGCTTATTGTTCCATCAGAAAATGGAATTGGTTTAATGGCATTCATGCCCTATTCCACCATTGAAAATGATGACACGGAAATCAAAAAAGAGCATGTTCTATTTGTCACAACAGCAGTTGAGGGATTAGTCGAAAAATATAAATCACTCTTCTCTAAAATCTATGCACCAACTCCAAGTATTATTGTGTAAAGAACTAATGTAAAACGGTGTACATTCCTTTTGTACACCTGTTGACATACAATAAAATGTATGTTATAATACCTATATTATGAACAAGTGAGGAATCAATGCAGAATACTTTCTATACCAATGTCAGTCGTTACGGCAATCAACTACTCTATCGTGGATACAAAGACGGTTATAAATTTCAAGACAGAATAAAGTTTGCTCCGGTAATGTATCAAAAAGATCCTGATGGTACTGCTGTTGCATTTGATGGTACAAAGGTTATGCCTATACAATTCCATTCCATGAGAGAAGTCAAAGATTATAAAGATCGGTGGGATGGTGTTTCTGGTGCTGATAATACTCTTTATGGTAACTCTAACTTTATTTCTCAGTTTATTCAAGATAAATTTCCAGATGATATAGAATATAATAGAGATATGATTAATGTATCTACTATTGATATTGAGGTTTATTCTGATGAAGGTTTCCCTAAACCAGAAGATGCTTTATATCCTGTCACGGCAATTACTCTAAAGAACAATATTGATAACATATATTATACTTGGGGTGTGGGGGAATTTGATTCATCTAATTGTGAAAACAAAGTAGTCTATGTGAACTGTAATGATGAAAGAGATTTATTAAGTAAATTCTTAACACATTGGGCATTACCTGATAATTGTCCTGATGTGATTACAGGATGGAATTCTAAGTTCTTTGATATACCTTACCTTGTTAATAGAATATTTCGTATATTAGATGAATCTTATGTTAAGAAGTTATCCCCTTGGGGTTTAGTTTCGCCTCGTACAGTAACAAAGATGAACAAAGAAACCCAATATTTTGATTTGACTGGTGTTAGTCAATTAGATTATCTTGATTTATTTAAGAAACTTGGATATTCCTATGGTGCTCAAGAGTCCTATAAGTTAGATCATATTGCACATACAGTACTTGGAGATCGTAAAATCTCTTTTGATGAATTCACAAATCTACAAGGGTTATATCTCAATAACTATCAAAGGTTCATTGAATATAACATTAAAGATGTAGAACTTGTGGATAGACTTGAAGATAAGTTGGGATTAATTACCCTTGCATTTACTATGGCATATCGTGGTGGTGTAAATTACATTGATATCTTAGGTACCACTGGAATCTGGGAATCCATTATATATCGTGACATCTCTAAGAAAGGTATTATATCTCAACCGACTAAAGATAATATCAAGAAGGATTATCCAGGTGGTTATGTTAAATCGCCAATGGTTGGATTACATGAATGGGTTGTATCATTCGATTTAAACTCACTCTATCCAAACATTATTGCACAATGGAATATGTCACCCGAAACTATTGTTGATAATGATAGAAGAGATTTAACACCTGATATGTGTCTTGATGGTGCTTATAATACAAATCCAGATTATACTCTAGCAACTAATGGTGTATATTTTCGTAAAGATAAACAAGGCATTCTACCTAAAATCATTATAGAATATTATGCTGAACGAAAGTTGATCAAGAAAAAGATGTTAGCATCTCAACAAGAAAAGGAAACAATACCCAAAGATAATAAAAAGGAATTGTATCGTGTTGAACGTGATATCTCTATCTATGAGAATCAACAGATGGCAATTAAGATTCTTATGAACTCTCTTTATGGTGCTATCGGTAATAGATATTTCAAGTATTATGATCTAAGAATTGCTGAAGGGATTACGTTAACAGGTCAAATGGTTATTCGATTGGCTGAAAGAGCTGTTAATGCTTTTATGAATAAGATAGTTGGCACTAAAGATGTTGATTATGTTATTGCTATTGACACAGATTCTGTCTATGTAAACTTTGCACCTTTGGTGAAGAAATATGTGGGTGATAACAATCCAGTAGGAGCAATTGATAAAATCTGTAGAGATCAGTTTGAACCTATGTTGCAAAGAACTTATGCTGGATTATTTGAGAAGTTCAATTGTCTTGTACCTAGAATGGAAATGTCAAGAGAAGCAATTGCTGATCGTGGTATCTGGACAGCAAAGAAAAGGTATATATTGAATGTCCATAATAATGAAGGTGTACAATATAAAGAACCTAAGTTAAAGATTATGGGTATTGAAGCAATCAAATCTTCTACACCAGCAGTATGTAGAACTGCTCTAAAAGATCTGTTTAAAGTTATTATCACAGGGTCAGAAGAGAATACTCAGAGCACCATAGCAAAGTTTAAGAATCAATTTTTAACATTCAAACCAGAAGAGATATCATTTCCTAGAGGTGTATCGGATATTACTAAATGGAAAGATTCTGAAGTTATCTATAAGAAAGGAACACCAATTCATGTAAGAGGATCGGTTCTTTATAATCATCATGTTATCGCTAAAGGTTTAAAATCTAAATATCCTTTGATTGGTAATGGTGAAAAAATTAAGTTCTGTTATATGAAAATGCCTAATCCTATTAAGGAAAATGTTATAGCATTTCCTGATTATTTACCACCAGAACTTGGACTGGAGAAGTATATAGACTATGAACTACAATTTGAGAAAACCTTTCTTGCTCCTATTTTACCAATATTAGATGCTGTTGGTTGGAGTGTAGAATCTAGAGTATCACTTGATGACTTCTTTTAAAATAAGTGTCGCAGTTTCATAGGAATAGAGATGGACGAAACCTACTTCGACATAGCAAAGGTGCGTATTGATAACACTTATGTATTAACCAAAGAAGTTGATGATACATTAAATTTTATACAATAAAAGTGTTGACATCTAAGACTAGTTAAGGTATAATTAGTCTTACTTAATTGAGAAATACAGGAACTATGATATGACAAATATAAATCGACTATCATCAAATCAACTAGTTTCTTATTATTTGATGAGTTCTTATATATATTATGTAGATAATTCACACTTAGAGTCACCTTTAGATGATATTGAATATGATACCTTATGTAAGAGATTATTTGATGAATGGGATAATGTTGACCATCCACATAAGAAGTTAATAGATTTCAATTCATTATCAGCGGGTACAGGATTCTACCTTAAAGATTACCCCACTATTGTAAAGGTAGCATCTGTAGACTGGGTGAAGAGTTATGTGTAGAATAAACTGAACAGGATATAATTATGACAACATGGCGAAAACTAATTAATAGTGCAATGTTACAGAATAAAGATGATGACATCAATGGTAACTATATTTCAACTTTGACCGAGAAAGAATTGGATGTAGAGTTTGATAATGGTTTTGGTGGGGAGGAAGGACAACCCTTTACTACATGGACAACTTGGTTTGTTTATTTCCCCATATGCTATGATGGTTCTGAGTGGTGCGGATCTATTCCAAGAAACCCTCAAGCATCTCCTACATCACATCAAGGTGGTTAAACATGAGCAATAAAAAATACAATTTCAAACCATCACTAGCATTAGCAGAGACACAAGGATTGTCCTCTGATGAATTTGAAACATTATCCGAGTTGTACATTGATATGTCACAAGTGTTTAATGATATGCAAGAATGTGACCCATTAACAGAGGATGGTGTGTCTGCTTTGATAGAGTTTGCAAAGGAGATTAGTGCCATAGAAGTTGAAATGCAATTGCAATGGAAGTTTATCAAAAGATCAGACTTTGATTCTGATGAACAGTTTGATGAACAATGTACTAAATGGATGTCTTACTGGTTTATAGCACCACATTGTGAATGTCCAACTATGGATAATAATGAGCGTGTTGGGACCGGATATTTTATTATGAATGGTGAATGCCCTATTCACGGAGGCGATTAAGGAATGAGAAGTTTATATGAACCAGATAACTGGATAATCTTAGAAGTTGAACATGAAGGCAATACCTTCCATAAAGTTCTTGCTGGATGGAGTGGTGGATATCTTGACGGTGATACTTGGAGATTGAATTCTGGTATTGAAAGAATTGTCACAACTGAACACCATTATGAAATTCACGGGTACTCTGGTTCTGTCTATAAAGTTGGAAAGGGTAGTGAAATTATTCGTTTCAATATCTCAGGTGTTTTGGAGGAATTGATGTCTAGTGGTATAGTTAAGGTAGTGAAAATAGAGGATATATTATGAAAACATACACAACTGAAGTTTATGAAATTAGTGAGTATATGGATTTGAAGTTTAATCTCCCATATGCTATAGTAAAGGAATTAAAATTGGTTGAGGGGGATTCAATAGTTTGGACAGATAATAATGACGGATCGTTTACACTGAGGAAAGAAGAATGAAAGTATTTATGGGGAAACCTAGAAATCATTGGATTTCTCCTTATACAATAAAGGAGAAGTTCTTCTTCTGGAGAAAGGATTATGATGCATTCGAGGATGAACCACCAAAAATCTTAACAGCAACTTGTAATGGGTTAAAATCTGTGTTAGATTTCATTCATCCTGAAATAGAATATATCAAGATAGATGATCATGATGTGTGGTCTGCTGATTATACGTTAGCAAAGATTATTTATCCTATGTTGGTTAAACTCAAAGATAACCATCATGGAGCACCGGCAGTTGATGAGTGTGACGTTCCTGATAGATTGAAATCTATGAATGCTCCTAGGTGTAATGATGCATGGGATACCGATGAGTTCTTCTTTGAACGGTGGGAATGGTGTCTTGATGAAATGATATTTGCTTTTGGATCTAAACTAGATGAAGATGATTGGATGGGGCAATTTACAACTGGTGTCGCTGACTATGTTTGGGTTGATACTGATGAAACGTATGATGGTTCTACGCTTAAAATATTAGATCATGGACCCAAACACACCTTGGAGTATGATTGGGATGGAATCAACAAATACAAGGATAGAATCCAAAACGGATTTAGGTTGTTCGGTAAATATTACTCTTCATTGTGGGATTAATTTAAAATAAGTGTTGACATGGAAGTCGATACATGGGATAATGAGTCATACTTTTGAGAAATTAGAGAAATATATTATGAACCTTTACTGCTTATATACCGAAGACGATAATTATGACCGCACTAATGTTGTCATAGGAATCTGGTCAAAGATGCCGACTAAAGAGGTGTTGCTACAAAAGACAAACATCAACATAACTGAGGAACAAGCAGAACGACTAATGAATATGGAGACAGTCGATGAATCTTTTGGCTGCTACTGGTTCGACATCGAACAAGAGGGTTGGATATGAAAATAACAAAATGTTAATGTCACAAACATATGATTACTAGCATCTACCAAGGATTACTTGGTAGATGGAATACTTTACTTTTCAGGCATAACACCATAAAAAGTAAAGTATTTTAGTTACTTCTTAGATATAAATGCTTGTGTACCATAGAATGCCATAACAATAGCAGCAACTGATACAAAATATGTTGGTGCCATATCACCTAATGTCTTACTTGCTGACTTCAAGTTAACAAAGTCAGCAAGAACAACCGCAAACGGATATAACAACATTCCAAACAAAGCAAACCATGCCATATTTCTTTGAGCATCTTGTTTCTTATCTTCATTCTCAATCTTCTTCATTAACGCAGCTCTTGACATTTCTTCATCACTTATAATCCCATCACCATCACCATCAAACTGATTATATGTTGAATCTTCTTGTAATACTTTATGTGCCATTTAATTATTCCATTTTATGAGTTATATATGGATCTATGATTCCTGATCTAACTCTTTCTTTTCTCTTCTACGATGACCATTCCATGCAAAGAAACCACATAATCTTAGCACATAATATGCAACCTTGTTGATGTAACGAAACCCATTTACTTGAATTGCAATGTCCCTGAATATAATATCCATTTCTTTTTGAGTCTTGTCTACATTAACATTAGGTTCACTATCAACACCTACAACAGTTAAACTAGCATAGTAATAACCCCAGTCATGCACTAATCCAGGAATGAGTAGAATACCCATAGGAGATAACCAACTTCTAAAATACTTAGGGACAGAAGCACCATCAAACACAAATCCTGATTCTACTACATGTTGCACACCATCAATATAATATAACCAATCATCTTCTATCTTCCACTTTCTTGATGTGATTACCCAACACAAAAGTGCTCTAATTAATCCGTGACCCTTTGTGTCTATAATCACAGGACTCATGATTGGCATATTGTCATATTCAAAAGTCATTAGTCGTTTTTTACTCATATTATATTCTCCATAGTTATTTCCCAATCTGGGTCTAATACCTATTTATAAGGCAGAATCTTGATAAAGATATATATGTGTGTGTGTTATAATAATAAAAAGAGTTGACAACAAGGTCATCTTATAGTATAATTAAGTATAAATTGAGTAAAGGAGTTTGTTATGTATGATTTGAATTTTTATCTGAAATGGTGTGCTACAGTAATTTTGGTTATTGGTACAGCATTCAATTCTATGGGTTATTATCCACTTGGTCCGCTTATCTTGGTGTGTGGTGGTATCTTATGGTTAATTGTTTCTATCAGATGGAAAGAACCCGCAATGATAGTAACTAATGGTGTAATGGTATTAGTTGGCATCGGTGGTCTAGTTTATGGACTATATTATGTAGATTTATGTTGATTAAAATGGGAATCAATGGTAAAATAGAAATAACATTTGAGCATGAACTTATGTTCATTTGGTTTGTTCTATCTGGGATTATACTTAGATTTAACTTAAAGTTAATGTTTTGAGAGTGGAGGATATTATGTTGGATGAACAAGTTGAAAGATTTTTAAGAAATCTATTAAACCCTGATATGTATGGTTTAGCAGTAACAGCAGAGATACGAGATGATGCTCGTGTCTTATTGGGTATGACTAGAGTGGAGAGTGGTAATGAGTAAAGATTTGGTTCAAGATATTAAAGATATGCATAAGAAGTTTGGTGTGGATACATGGGTTGCTGATAAAATGGCAGGTGATCCTACACACTTCAAATCAATTATGAATGAATATTTAAAGTTTAGACAAACACAAATTCAAGAAGAAGTTGATGAACTATACACAGCAATCAATACTAGAGATGCTGAAGAAGTTGTTGATGCTCTTATTGATACTTTGGTGTTTGCATTTGTTACTTTAGATACTATGGGTGTTGATGCTAATGTAGCATGGGATAAAGTATATAATGCTAATATGACTAAACTTCCTGGTGTCAATCCTACAAGATACAACCCATTAAATTTACCTGATATGGTCAAACCTGAAAATTGGGTTTCACCCACACATGAAGGAAATCATGGCATTATCCCTAACTTTATTTAAATCAATTTTCGACAACAAAACTGACAAGGTAATGAACTTCTCTGACTTCCCAGAGTTCGAGAAGTTCTTATATAAGTTATCAAATATCCCTAGAGTAGGTAAAAGAAATGCACCATTGATTTCACCTGCTTCATTTAAAAAAGATACAACCAGAAAGAATGATTCTGTTATATCTTGGTGTGGTTGGGCAGCAGTAGATGTTGATGATCATCAAATTGAAGGTGATCTAAAAGAAACCTTAGCAAAAAAGTATGGTGATTGGTATTATGTGTGTTATTCTACAGCATCATCTACAAAGGAGTTTCCAAAGTTTAGATTGATATTCCCTTTGAAATGTCATGTAGAAGCATCAAAGATAAAAGCATTTTGGTATGCATTGAATAGTGAATTGGAATCTATTGGAGATAGACAAACTAAAGATCTGTCTAGAATGTATTATGTACCTGCTGATTATAAAAATGCTAATAACTTTATATTTACTAATGTTGGTCAGTATATTGATCCTTATGCTTTAATAGATAAACATCCTACACTTGTACCAAAGGGTAATAACTTCTTTGATAGATTGCCAAGTAGTATGCAGGAGATGATTTTACAACATAGAAAGGATCAAATGGATAATAGAACTATATCATGGAATTCATATAGAAATTGTCCATTTATCAATAAGAAATTAGTTGCTGAATATAGGACAATTAGTTCTACTGGGTGGTATCATAAAATGTATCAGATTATGGTATCAACTGCGGGTAATGCAGTGAAACAGAAGTATCCAATAACAGCAATGGAAATTGCAGAATTATGTAAAGAATTAGATGTGGAAACTGGTGGATGGTATGGTAATAGACCACTTAATAAAGAAGCAGAAGGTGCAATAGAATTTATTTATAAAAATATGTAAAAGGTGAATGAATGAAATGGGATAAACGATATATTAAATTAGCAAAAGAGGTTTCTACTTGGAGCAAAGATCCGTCTAAACAAATCGGTGCGGTTGTGATTGGATCTAAAGGTCAAGTTCTTGCTCAGGGATATAATGGATTTCCGAGAGGAGTTAATGATAACCCAGAGAACTATGATAACCGAGAAGTTAAATATAAAATGGTGGTTCATGCAGAAATGAATTGTATATTCAATGCATCTTTTACTGGAACATCTTTGGATGGTGCTACTTTATATGTTTATGGATTACCTGTTTGTTCTAGTTGTGCTAAAGGTGTTATTCAAGTAGGCATAAAGAATGTTGTTATGTTATATAAGGATACTCCTACTAATTGGGATGAAGAATGGTCTTGGTCTAAACGTATGTTTGATGAGGCAGGAGTGAATTATAAAACTGTTGATTTTTAATCGAAAGTGTGTTATAATAAATCTTATTATTAATTAAATAAAGAGGTGAAGTGTATGTCTATCATGGACAAACTAAAAAAGAATTCTAAACTAAAATCTACAGAAGTATTATCAAAATCAAAGTTATTTACTGATAAGGATATGATTCCAACTGATGTACCAATGATCAACGTTGCATTATCTGGGTCACTTGAAGGTGGTTTGACTCCAGGATTAACGGTATTAGCAGGACCATCTAAACATTTCAAAACAAGTTTTGGGTTAGTAATGGCATCTGCTTATCTAAAGAAATACCCTGATGCTGTTATGTTGTTATATGATTCAGAGTTTGGTTCACCACAATCATATTTTCAATCATTCGATATTGATACTTCAAGAGTTTTACATACACCCATTACTAACGTAGAAGAGTTGAAGTTTGATCTAATCAATCAGTTAGAAATGATTACAAGAGAAGATAAAGTTGTTGTTGTAATTGATTCACTTGGTAACTTAGCATCTAAGAAAGAACTTGATGATGCCTTAAATGAAAAAGCAGTCGCTGATATGTCAAGAGCAAAAGCATTGAAAGGTCTATTTCGTATGTCAACTCCTTATCTGACAATGAAAGATATTCCAATGATTGCCGTGAATCATACATATCAAACTCTTGAAATGTATTCAAAACCAGTTGTATCAGGTGGTACAGGTGTAATGTACAGTGCGGATAACGTATGGATTATTGGTAGACAACAAGATAAGAAAGGCACAGAAATACAAGGGTATCATTTCATAATCAACGTAGAGAAATCACGATATGTTAAAGAGAAGTCAAAAATTCCTATTACAGTTTCTTGGGAAGGCGGTATACAGCGTTACTCTGGGTTGCTTGATATTGCTCTGGCTGGCAATTATGTTGGTAAGCCTTCCAATGGTTGGTATTGTAAAGTTGATAAATCTACTGGAGAGTTGCTTGATCCGAAGGTAAGAGAAAAAGATACAATGAACGAAGGTTTCTGGAAATCTATATTAGAAGAAACGGATTTCTCTGCATTCGTTAAGAGTCATTTCACTATTGGTTATAAATCTATTTTAGGTGATATTGATATTACTGCTTTACAAACGGAGGAAAATGATGTATAATAATAATATTACAGAATATGATTTTGAACAAATATCTTACATTGAAGATGCTGAATATGATTCATTTAAACTTCTATCTGGTCAATACACCGGTGTAGTATTAAGTTATGGTGCTATTTCTTTTACAGAACCTTTGGATAAAGATGCCAAAGCAACTTTAAAGTTTGAATATGCTATTAACTATGTTCCATCCGGTTTAGATACTGTGGATCTTGAATCCGATATAGATTTTAATAATTATGTGGGTGACATATTAAGTTTTGTATTAGATAGTGCTTTTACTGACGGAAATTATAAAATAGGTGATACAAAACATGAACACAGAGATCCAGACAATAATTTTACGGAATCTGATTAATAATGATAACTTTACTCGTAAGGTTATCCCATTCTTAAAGAAGGAATACTTTGAAGGAAATCACGGCATTATCTTTCAAGAGATTCTAAACTTTGTTTCTAAGTACAATAAACTGCCCTCCGGAGAAGCATTATCTATTGAATTAGATAGTGCTAATCTATCGGATTCACAGTACCATGAAGTTATAACAATAGTTTCAGAAGTATCAAGAAAAGAAGAAGTAACTGATATAGATTGGTTACTAGATCATACAGAAAAATGGTGTCAGGATAGAGCAATCTATCTTGCTATCATGAAATCTATTTCTATCATTGAAGGTAAAGATCAGGAGTTAACCAAAAATGCATTACCAGAATTGTTACAAGATGCTTTGTCAGTCGGATTTGATCAAAACATTGGTCATGATTATTTCACTGATGTAGATGAACGTTACGAATTTTATCATAGAACCGAAGAGAAATTACCCATCGACCTTGATTACTTCAATCAAATCACAAAGGGTGGTTTTAGTAAGAAAAGTTTAAATGTCATTCTAGCGGGTACTGGTACTGGGAAAAGTTTGTTCATGTGTCACGTTGCAAGTTCTATCATATCACAAGGTAAAAATGCCTTGTATATTACAATGGAAATGGCAGAAGAAAAGATTGCTGAACGTATTGATGCAAACCTTTTGAATACAGACTTAGATGATATTAAGAATATATCAAAAGAAGCATTCACTAGTAAGATTAATAGCATCTCTAAGAAATCCCAAGGTATGTTGAAGATCAAACAGTATCCAACTGGTTCTGCTCATGTTGGGCATTTCAGGTCTTTATTAAAAGAGTTGCAATTGAAAAAGAACTTTATGCCTGATATCATTTTTATTGATTATCTTAATATTTGTGCTTCGGCAAGAATGAAAGGTATTGGTGGTTCTGTTAACTCTTATACATTAATCAAATCAATTGCTGAAGAGATTCGAGGTTTAGCGGTAGAATTTAATGTACCTATTATCTCTGCAACACAGGTTACACGTTCAGGGTTTAATAGTTCTGATGTAGAACTTACAGATACTTCAGAATCATTTGGTTTACCAGCAACAGCAGATTTAATGTTTGCATTGATTAGTAATGAAGAACTAGAAGGATTAAATCAAATCCTAGTGAAACAATTGAAGAACCGATATGCGGATCTTAATCTTAATAAGAGATTCATTGTCGGGGTAGATAAAGCAAAGATGAAGTTATATGATGTTGAGCAATCAGCACAGGGTATAATGGATTCGGGACAAGCACCTGCTGAACCACCAGTAGCGAATTATGCAAATAAAAAAATGAACGATTTCAAGGGGTTTAAAGTATGAGAGTAAAATTAATTAGTTATTCAACACCGGTAGATGATTCTGGGTTAAATGATATTCAAGATCTAGTGGCATTCTGTGCCAGAGTTTCTAATCCATCTAATCAAATGAATAATGAAACCTCAGAAAAACTTATTAACTATCTTATCAAGAACAAGCATTGGAGTCCACTTGAGATGGTATCTGCTTGTATTGAGATTGAAACTACAAGAGATATTGCACGACAAATTCTTAGACACAGATCATTTTCATTCCAAGAGTTTTCTCAGAGATATGCTGATCCTACTACTGATCTTGCTTTTGTGACTCGTGATGCACGATTACAAGACACCAAGAATAGACAAAACTCTATTCCTAATGAAGATAGGGAGTTGTGTGGTGAATGGGATAGAAGACAGAAGGAGTTGATTCGTTTAGTTAAAGAGAATTATGATTGGGCAATTAGTAATGGCATTGCCAAGGAACAAGCAAGAGCAATTCTTCCTGAAGGTAATACAGTTTCAAGAATGTATATGAATGGTACGATCAGGAGTTGGTTACATTATATCGAATTGAGATGTGCTAACGGGACACAATTAGAGCATCAAAAAGTTGCTCTTGCTTGTGCTAAAGCAATCACAAAGATATTTCCAATGACTAAAACTATCATTTAGAGGTAATGAGATGACACTTCCCACAGGTGATCCGAGTCAAGAAAGACTGAATGAACTATTTGAATACAGAGATGGTAAGTTGTATAATAAAACTAATAGGTCCCCTACAGCAAGGAAGGGTGCTATGGCTGGCACAACTGACATCTATGGATATACCTTGGTGACCGCAGACTTTAAACGTCATAGAGTACATAGATTGATTTACATTATGCATAACGGCAACATTCCTGAAAAGATGTTCATTGACCACAGAAACGGTATAAGAGATGATAACCGCATTGACAACTTGAGAGTCGTTACTAAGCAAGAGAATTCATTTAATACGCATTCAAAGGGGTATTCTTGGGACAAAAAGTGTCAAAAATGGCAAGCACGAATCATGGTTGATGGTGTGAATAAGCACTTGGGGTTTTTTGTCAATGAAGAAGATGCAATACAAGCATACCAAGATGGTAAAGAAAAGTATCATATCATTGAGTATCGAAGTTAGTGAAACAAAAATAATTTAAAATAAGTGTTGACAAGGAAGTCCATACAAGGTATAATTAGTCTTACTTTTGAGAAACTTTGGAAATATATTATGACTGCAAAAAACACACTAAAATTACAAATATCAGACTGGCTTGCCGATTCTAGTATTGCCTACGATTCAATAGAAACCCACGAGAAAAAAACCCTTACCGTGGTGATTGCTGATCCTGACATGGCACACAACCTCTATGAGACAAAAGTATGGATCAGTAATATAGACTGCAAAAAGACTTTATCAGACAATATTGAAGCATCCCTTGTATATTTCTGGTTGATGTCTGGTGTTGATGGATACACATTAATACTTAAACGCATAAACCTTTAAAAATAACTTTGAGATTATATTATGAATATAAAATTAATAGCATTTTTGGTGTTATGTTTGATACCGATGATAGGCAATGCTCGTGTTATTACTGATAATGAAAAGGATTGTCTGGCATTAAATGTGTACCATGAAGGTAGATCCGAATCTACACTTGGACAGTTTATGATAATGGATGTGGTTAATAATAGATCTAAGTCTAAGAATTATCCAACAAATCTATGTGATGTTATAAAGCAACCTAAGCAATTCTCTTGGTATAATAATGGATGGAAACCAGCAAGGAATAAAAAGGTATTACATGTTATACGAAAAAATGTAGATGAGTTTTATATTATAATAGCAAAAAACGAGATTTCAAAAGGTGCTATGTGGTATCATACAAAAAATGTTAAACCAAGATGGAGAAATTCATTAAAGTATGTTGCAACAATAGAAAATCATATCTTTTATAAAAAATAACTTTGAGAGAGAGAGAGGAAAGAAAATGTGTGAATTGATAGTAGGCAAAACCTACAAAACCAAATGTGGATTTGATGCTTACATTGTGGCTATTGGATTAAACTTATCGGATGGACGTTCTGTCGCGTGTGTTGTTAATACTTGGGATGGTAAGAAATTGAAGGCCTTTTATGGTGATGGTAAATTGTTTAGGACTACTGATAGCGGACTGGACATAACACCATGAAGATAATTATCAAGAACTACAAAAACGAAGAGTTTGAACTATCAGCAGAACAACTAGGAATTACTGAAACGGATATCATTAAAAAAATAAACGAGGAGTATGGAGAATACTCATATTACAAGCCACACGATTTCAAAGTATCAATGATTACCAACGATTTTGAGACATATTTGAAGATCAAAGCGTCTGATGGTGTTTATATAATTCATCATATCAAATATAATATCCCATTATACCGGACATTGATATTCGGAGAATCTGATACCGATTACACAACATTCACAGAAATCTCAGTGGTTGGTTTTGATCATGATAGATTGGTTCATGCCATTCACACAACCTATACACCACCACAGAACTAACCTATAATATATGAATATCCCCAACGATCTACTAGAATTCCTAGACAGAAATGACCTAACCCTGAAGTTCATGACTAACGCGGACGAAGCGTTCCACGATGATGAAGATAGGGTGGTTGGTTTAGGTGGTGCCTTTATGTGGGATGCTTCACCAGAAGGAGAAGAATACTGGCGTGAAGTCCATCAACGATTCACAGAAGAACAGGTACAAACTAAGATAATTGACTTCACTCAGAAGATGTCTAAATGGTAAATAAGTGTTGACATCCCCGCAGATTCTGGTATAATAGACTCATCAAATCAATAAAGTGAGAAATAACATGACTAGTACAGAAACTCTTTATTCAGAATGGACGACCAGCTTAAGAGATTTAGGTGTAAAGCTCCCGAGGGAAGGAACACTGGGTAGAAACACTCTAGAGTATCTTTACACTCGCATCAATATTTGGGTGGCTAAGGAGAGCATCATTTCAGGTATTAAATACAAAGGGAATGATTTACAAGCACCTCGGCATCTAGGATCAGACGGATGGAACATTGAACAAGACTTTAAGGGAAACTATAAACTTGTGTCGGTTACTACGGTATCCCCTAGGTGGATTCCTAATAAAAGAACTACCAATATTTCTGCCATAGATTTTGAATCATTGAAAATCCAGTTCAATAACGAGTGCGCAAGTTGCGGCTCTAAAGAAGGAACTCCACATCGACATACTAATAAAATAACCAAACTTGAAAGAGGACATAAAGACCCAGAGTTAGACCTTACATTAGACAACATGATTCCTCAGTGCAACTACTGTAATAAAAGATATAAAGACAGATTCAAATTCGACAACTACGGCATGATAGCCGCAGTCAGAACCGACAATAACACAGGATGGAGAAAACCATAACATGCGCTATAGAAAGCCTGAAGATAAAGAAGAGCACGAGTTCTATCCAACCCCTACTGAAGCAGTAGAACTAGCACGACCGCTCATAGATAAAGATAAAAACTACTGGGAACCCTGTGCTGGCGATGGACAGATTCTCCACCATTTCGATAATGTTGTCCTCGGTACGGACATCAAGCCTAGATCCGCTGATGTAGTAGAAGACGATTTCATGACAATGGATAAACCTGAGGGAATTGATGGGATAATAACCAACCCTCCTTTCACTCTCGGATATGATTTGATTAGGAAGTCGTTGTATGAGTGGAAGATACCGTGCTTACTATTGCTTAGAGTAGAATATATTGCTGCTAAAAAGAGGCAGGATGTAGTCCAGCATATGACTGACATGCATATCGTTTCCGACATGATAAAGTTTGAGACACTCTCTGGTAGAATAGTAAATGGGAATGGAACTGGTAGGTGTGCGTGGATGTTGTTTCACCCAAATGAGACTCCGGAGCATATAAGAATGAAGTATGTCTTATATGGAAATAAGTTTCACCCATTATTTGAAAATATAATTAAAATAAGTGTTGACAAGGAAGTCGATTTTAGGTGTAATTAGTCTTACTTTTAAGAAATGAGAGAAATATATTATGAATGAAAGATATTTAAAAGCAAAATATCAACGCACTAAAGCACGGACAAAACGTGGTGACACATCGTTGTCCGAGTTATTGGGCATGGCAAAGCCTTATGATTGGAGTAATCGTAATATGCCTTCAAAAGCGTTCATCGTTAGCGTGTTGAGTGGGGGGCATCTTAAAGATATTGCTAAATGTGTTCGCCATTTTGGAAGCCGCCAAGTCACTGCTCGTTTAAATGATGTTGCGGATCCTTTGTTACATCGTGTTGCCGAGAGAAAGGTGCGTAATACCGTGATTGCTATCGATAGAGCCGATGCTGAATTTGAGGCACACTATCTGGATGGAGACGAAACCTTTGAATCCCTTAAAACCTTGCATTTGAAAATAAAATGAAAATAAGTGTTGACAAGGAAGTCGATACATGGGATAATGAGTCATACTTTTGAGAAACTTTGGAAATATATTATGAATAACCCAACAGACGCATTAGATACCTTCTTAGCAACATGGAAGGAAAAGACCACCGATTATTACATAGCAACAGCAAAAGAAGATAACCGTTTACGAACTATACGTGACGACTTGATGAAAAAATATAAGTTATTTACCAGACGAATGAGCGAACCAGAAGACATACGACCTGCCGACTATGTAGAAGCACAAGAAAACTACAAAAGACACAGACAGTCTATGACAGCAGCAACCGTAGATATTATCTACAAACATAACAACCCAAGACACCCATTCAACCTTAGTGACTTCCTTGATAAAGAAGTTGAGAAAAAGAAAGAAAAACTTATCTTCAGGGTCGAAAAGAAAGGTGGTAAGGTTGTTGATGGTTCTTACTTGTTTATTGCTAGTGATGGAAACATCAATGGATACATCCAATGTGAGGATCGTCAAGTCACTGTAAGGACCATAATGGCAGAAGGTGAAGTTCAATGTCTACACTACAGAGTCCTTGTAAAATAAATGAAAATAGTCGTTGACATGGAAGTCGATACATGGGATAATGAGTCATACTTTTGAGAAACTTTGGAAATATATTATGAAAACAAATAAAATAAACTACCAATATGCTTACACTTGTGAAACTGAATTTGCTTATTCTGAAAAGCAAAAACCAGGATGGTTGAAAGTAAAGAATGGTCAAACATTAATAGACACCAAAGGTCGAGTAAAAGATCAAGATATTTCGTCTACCACTTCGACTCTTATTATTGTTAGTGAAATATCTGTTGATAACAACAGTGATGTAAAACTTGACGATAAGATTCGTAATGTTATTCACGAATACCCCAACTTTGAAGCATATACAAGAAAAGACCGTAAACGCGGAGAGTGGACTTGGGTTCGTATCGAAGACATTGTTGAAAGTCTGGATCTGCCTTATGAAGATAGTCTGCTTGAAAATAAAGATTTTCTTGCTGCTCTTGAGACTCGTTTAAATGATGCAAAAAACAAAGCAATTAATTCTCTTCTAGGCAAAAAAGCAAGAAGAGTTATCAGTCTTAGATTACCACAAAGAACCATTCTATCTAAAATGTTATCATCTGATAAGTATTACAACTTGTTGAGTCTATGCCCTAGATTCGGTAAAACATATTTGATGCTAGAATATGCCCAAGAACTAACAAAAAAGTATGATAACCTTGTGTTGGTAATTTCTTCAAAAAGCAAAGGCAGTGACGCTTCTTTCATAAGTTCTTATAAAAATGTTGGATATGATTTCGAGATTGTTGAAGCGACTTTATACCAAGGTGATGACTCGGTATTGACGAATCTTAGTTCAAAAATCCAAAGCCATCACAATGTTATCCTTGTTACTGACGAGGCTGATATGGGTGCTCATACTGAGAACAGTCGTGCTAAACACAAAGCCATCCAAGAGAAATGTAACATCGTCAAAATCGTTGTAATGTCTGGAACAAACATCAACAAAGGAAACAAGATTATCCGTAAAGAAAGCACCGAAGAAAATACATTTTTTGGGCATATGAACTATACAGATATGATTGAAATGGCTAAGGGTGAAATGGTCGTTCATCGCAAATTTACAGACATCCAATTAGTAATGTCTGCTGATGAAAAGAAATTAAATATCACACAATCGTTCGCCGATGCTGATCACCATAGCAATCTAGCAGACTATGTAGACCAGTTCGTTGGCAAGAACTGTAAACTAGATCTGACTGATAATGAAGCAACTATGATCTTTATCAATACAGAAAACAATACACACCTTGACCAGTTCGTTGAACATTATAGTGATACACGTTCATCCACTATCAAAACAATGTTGCTTACGTCTAAAGAAACTTCAAATAATGATGCTGAACGTCATGTGAATAAAGTATTGAAAGAAATGATCAAGTCGAACGATACTCGTAAATTGGTTATCTTCAGCCGCCAAATGGCAAGTAGATCGTTCAGTATCCCTGAGATTGATCGTGTTGTTATTTTCAAAGACGGTGCTATATCCTCTGCTGATTACCAAAAGATGAGTCGTTGTTTGACATGGAAAGAAGGAAAGGATTCTGCTAACATTATCCGTGCCAGTTTTGAGCGTATCGGTCTTGCTGAAGATATGTTCCTTATCGAAAACGATAATGTAGAAAATTCTAGCAATGATAATTTGATCTCAAAGGGTCATCGTTTCTGGCAGGATTTCAATACCTTCAATGCATTCGTTCTGAATGAAAAAGGACCAACAGAAAAACTTACTTTGGATATAAACGAACTGATCGATGGTTTGATGGAAGTGACAAGACAAG